CCAGCGTGAATGCATCTCTCCGAAGCCCGTACCCTTAGGGCCGGTGCTGAAGAGATTCATTACCAAAGGGATTACATCCCTAAGGTATTCGAGAACGGAGACTATGTCTTCGGTTCCCGTTGCTTCTCCCTCTTTGATTTAAAATCAGGGGGGAAAAGTAAGTCCCGGTCTGACGAAGTCAGATCGGACCTTATTGAGAAGCGACGCAGTTGGTTGCAAACCAACTATGGACTTTCTCGAAAGTCTGCCTCGATCCTACTGAGTAGGAGGAAGGCAGAAATTAAGAGGATTGAGGACTTCGTCCACGGTGTCATAGACACCATCCTCTTGTTCGACTATGCCCTTCTACGAAGAGGCAATGATGATGGTCGAAAAACGATCCGATACTTAGTACGGACAATTCTGACGGTCGGCTCCTACGGGGTCGGTACCGTCATGATGTACTGGAAGGAGTTCTGCAACTTCCTGTACAACCGGGCCGCTCAGTTTGAAACCGAGTTACCCGTACCAGGGCCCAGGAATTTCTTTTTCCGGGCTCTGAAATCCCATCCGAAGATCCTACGGATCTTGGAGGGAGAAATGGACAAGGCCCTCTGCGAGGACTTTGCACATTTAACGTCTACAAGACATCTCGCCTGTGGTGACCACAAGGCTGAGAAGGCCGCTAAGCGGAAATTCTTACAGACGGTAGAGACCCCTTATCTTACAGATGTAGGGTATCTTAACACGATTCATGAAACCGCTAAGCGGATTGGTGAAAAGTGTGCTAATCTCCCAGGAGTCCGTTCCGGACGTCCACACATTTCTTTGAATTGTGCTGGGAGCTACTACGAGACCGTCAAAGACGGTGGTCGTGGGAAAGAAATTCGCGACGCGATTTCTCCGATCTTAAAACATCGTCCGACGGAAGATGAAAAGATCGATACACCATTTGGACTCTTAGAGTGCCCTAAGGGCGAACCAAGATGGCGTTACTGGGCCAGGCGTACTCCGTACGTCTGGTACCCAGATATTGACTTCGGAGAAGTCATTACAGAGGAATACTTCGGCCGTATAAACGGTGAAGAATACCACCTGTTTTACCAAGGATTCGACGAATTCATTGGTAAGCAAATCCTAGTCTGCGCATACCTCGAGTATCGTGCATGGTCTATGACCGGACTAGGAATCCCGTGTAGGGTACTTACAGTACCGGAACCGGGATATAAAGCTAGAATAGTGACCACAGGTCCTTTCTGGCTTACAGTCTTGCAACAGAGCTTAGCTCATCTTGTCAAGACTTATCTTGGGGCTCACCCCTCTGCGAGGAGTAGCCTTCAGAAAACAGATCAGGCCTGGCAGGCCTTGTATCTGATGTCCGGCAAGGAATATCCGAAGGATTTCCTATGCCTAAGTTCCGACCTCTCAGAGGCAACGGATCATATACCCAAGGAGGTGGGTGTAACCCTCCTCTCTGGATTCATCGAGGGTGCCGGGATCCGGTCCAAGATGATTGAAATGTGCCTAGACATCCTACGGATGGACAGGACATTTATCTCCTCCGAGGGCGTTTCTGAGAAACAAACTCGAGGAGTAATGATGGGAGAGCCCCTTACAAAGGGTGTTCTCACCATCCTTAACCTGGTGGTAGAAGAACTCGCTATGCGAGACTATCTCCAGGTTTCCGTCACTCAGCGGTTCTACGAATCGCCAAAGTGGCGTACTTACCACGTAGGGGGTGATGATCACCTGGCCATCGGCCCGAAACCCTACCTGGATAAAATTACCCTCCACCACTTAAAGTGTGGATCGAAGATCTCGGAGGGTAAACACGGTACTTCAGCAATACTTGTGAAGTACTGTGAGAAAGTCCTGGAAATCCGTAGGATTTACCAGAGCTTTGATGTTCGGAAGATCAACGATTCAACCGAACATTATGAGGCGTGTCCCTTTGTTGACTCAGTCAAGGTACGCCTATTAAGTCCACTTACCAAGTCCTTTGAGGTCTCGGCGGATAAGAACGTTGCCATCGGCAAGGGCTTATCCTTGGGTAGAACCCTTAAGTGGTTAAACCGTGATCACTTTAGTATAAAGTGGACACGGATGGTACGAGACCGATTCTTTCAAAGAATGGGCTCGTTATTGCCAGATCGTTCCTCAGGAATGTACTGGCAACTACTAATGCCACCCTGGTGGGGTGGATTAGATCTGTATTTCCCCGATGAAATCGGGAAACTACATAAGAACGTCCCTGAATTGACGTTGTCAATCATGGGCGGAATAGCCAAAGGAGATGGCAGAGCCATCGACGAGGCTAAGCTGTTACGAAAGTTACTTTCGAATTACAGCTATAGGGGATATCGACTCAACGAGTCAGATGTCTCCGTAATGCTTACCCACCTCGAAGAGGTGGTTAAGAATCCTAACTTCACCGAGTCTAAGGCTTGGTGGGAGTTAAAGCAGGAATTTGATCCCGACGGGACCAAATCTGCTAAAGACATCGCCGGTCTGATAGACCAGGACGGATGGAAGGCCGAAGAGGACATCTTAGATGAACTCATGAGGCCTGTACTTTTCCGGGAGATCCTCCTCGGGAAAGAGAAGGCGAAACCGTATAATACGATTCGCCTTAAACAGCGATATGCCACTCTGTGGGATCGACTGTATATCGGACCCTGTCCGCTTACAGCGGAAGAGTTCGAGAAAACCCTCCTCGGGAGACCCAAGGGGAGGTTTTACAAAGTGGGAAGGCCTGAGGTCTTCCACTTTGAGTCGGATCGGGGATACATCTATAAGAGTATCCTCGATGACGCTCTGCATGGTATGCCCGTACTAAGTACGGAATACCCTTATGCATGATCAAAGATCATTCACAAAACTCCCAGCCCGAAGGGTATGGAGTAAAAATGAATCTCTGACGCTGGCTTGAG